ATCCCACGCCTTACGCTGTGTGGTCAGCCAGGCATTACAGGTGATGCGCGGCTCCGTGCCACCAAAACCATCCGGCACCGACTGGTCGCAATTCTGGCCGATGACATACAGCGCCCATTTGTCCACATCCGCCGCACCAAGACGTTTCCCCATGCCGTAGCGCGGATGGGTCAGCATATCCCACAGACACCAGGCCATGTTGTTGCTGTATGCCGGTTTTAACGTTCCGTCCCAGATACCGCTGTATTGTCGCGTCTGCGGGTTATAGTTCGACGGCACCTGCAGAATGCGCCCGCGCAGATGATAATTACGACTCACCTGCTGACTGCCGAACTGCTCCGAGTCCACCTGCACACCGACCAGTGCCGTGTTCGGGTAGCACTGTTTCATATCGATGATTTCGGTGTATGACGACCAGAGCGTTTTGTTCTGCAGCTGGTCTGTGGTGCTGTCCGGTGTCATCCTGCGCATCCGGATATTAAACGGGCGCGGCGGCAGGTTATCCACCACCACCGAGGCCAGATACTGCGACGTGGTTTTGCCCTTAATGGTGATGTCTTTTTCCGTCACCCAGCCACCGTTACGCTGTATCTGAACCAGCAGACGGACTTCCGACGGATTCCTGTCACCCTTTGAGGTGGTTTCCACCAGTGCCTGTACACCGAAGGTAAAGCGCAGACGGTCGATGTTTGCCGACGTAATGGTGCGGGTGATCGGCGTGTCATATTTCACTTCCGTACCCAGCACCGTCTCGGAACCGGAGGATTCAAATCCCTCCGGCGGTGACTGCTCCTGCTCGCCTGCCCGGAACACCACCGTGACGCCGGAGATATTGGTATTCCCCTCACTGTCCAGCACCGGCGTACTGTTCAGCAGCACGCTTTTTAATCCATCCACCGGACCTTCAATCGGCCCTTCGCTGATGGCATCAATCACACTCAGCAGTTGCGTGGACTTCAGGTTGTCCTTCGCTTCGCGCGGGGTATGCCCCTTACTGCTTCCTTTGCCCATTCGTCATGCTCCATAAACGACAAAACCGCCCGGAGGGCGGTTTCACATGAAATATTTTGCATCAGCGGCCAATCACCACAACCTGACCACCGTCCCCTTCATCTGCCGTGCTGATCTCCTGAGAAACCACACGAGACCCCACGCGCATTTCACCGTACAGAACAGGCAGAACATTGCCCTGGGCAACCATGTTATCCAGTGATGAGAAATAGGTGTTCTGCTTACCGTTATCCGTGCTGGTCGCTGTGGGCGTCCGGGCTTTCGGTGCCAGCATCTGGGCCACACCACCCAGGATCATACTGGCCCCTGCCGCATACATGCCCGATACAGCCGCGGCACCCAGCCAGCCCACAGGGTTCCACCATGCCACCGCAATCAGCGCCGCACCCAGCACTGCCTGAAACACACCGCCACTTTTAGCTCCCGCCAGACGCGGCACGATGTGGATCACGGCACCATTAGCCAGCGGCTCATTAAGACGGGCAGATAATTCGGTTTCACCTGCATCACGCCCGGCAATGCGCACCTGATACCAGCCGTCATTCAGTTTCTGACGAAACGCCGGGACCTGTGTGGACAGCGCCCGGATGGCTTCAGCCCCCGTTTTCACACGAAGGTCGATGCGGCGGCCAAATCGTTGTAAATCCCCGTAAAGGCAGATGCGTGCCATGCCCGGTGACGCCAGAGGGAGTGTGTGCGTCGCTGCCATTTGTCGGTATACCTCTCTCGTTTACTCAGTTGTTCAGGAATATGGTGCAGCAGCTCGCCGTCACCACAGTAAATGGCGGCATGATTCGGCACAGATGAACCAAAACAGCACAGCAGCACATCGCCCGGCTGCGCCGCTGACAACGGCACCTGATACAGCCCTGTGGCCTCCAGATTATCCAGATAGAGATTCTGACCGTTACGCCACCAGTCATCCTCACGATGAAAATCCGGCATCTCAATCCCCGCCAGATGGTAAGCATCCCGGAACAGCGTGTAACAGTCCGTCACCCCGTGCTCAAAGCGCCGCCCGGTGAGATGCGGCACACAGCGGAACTTATGAATCGCCCCCCGGCAGACCAGCCACCACGGCAAATCACTCTGCACCTGCAGTCGCCGGTCGGCCTCACTCAGCCAGGGCAGAACACCGGGATGGCTGTGCACCAGCGCCACAATCTCACCCTGCATTTCTGCCCGCACCCAGTCCTCCGGCGACATCCGGAAATACTCCTCCGGCTCACCGGAGATATTTACGCAGGGAAGATATCTTTCCCCCTCCGGCGTTCTCACTACGAAGCCGCACGACTCCGCTGGCGCACATCGTCGGGCGTGTGCCAGAATCGCTGATTCTGTCTCTGTCATGGGATTTACTGCGAAAGTTTGTTAATGGAAAGGAAGCCGCCAAAGTTGCCGACGTTATTGCGAAACTTACAGCCACTCAGGCATTTGCTGCATTTATCCTTCGTGATATCGGACGTCGGCTGGTCATATTCATCCGCGACAGCCGGACCGCTATAACCGCACTCATCACCGCGATAGGTCCAGGTGCAGGTGTTGGCCAGCATGATGCGCCCCGGAAAAACGGCACCATCCGTTTCCGTCGGTGTGGATAACACAAAGGAGGCACTGACCGCGCTCAGTTCGCTGCACTGCTCGATGCGCCAACGGCTGATCACCTCCTGCTCCGGATCGGCGTCACTGTTTCCGTTGACGAAGTTCACCGCATCCAGAAAACGGGCGTAAACCTTACGCCTGACTACCGTTCCGCCGACCAGACTCTGCAGGTCTTCCGCCATCCCGGTGACCATGCCGTGCAGGTTAGAGACTTTCAGCGTTGGTCTTGCACTGGCTCCTTTGCCGTTCATCTCAAAGCCGCTTCCCTGAATAGGGTACGCCTGATACTGTCGCCCCTGCCAGGTGACCGACTCACCTTTTTCGTTCTGCTCATTACAGAAAAAATAACGCTCTCCGCCGACCTCTGTCAGATCGACTTCCCAGAGCACGACCAGCGCGGATTGCTCCGATTTTGTACACTCATTCAGTGTTTCCTGCTGTATATCCTGCATCAGTGAGTGACCTCTTCAAAGGTACAGTTAAAATCGGTATACATGGCATTATCCGAAATACTCCACTCCCTGCAGACAACCCGGACGGTCCTGTTGTATTTTGGCGGACGCCACAAAAAAGCACGCATCCCGGCATGACGGGATAAAAAACTGTCCAGCGCAGCGCGGGAATATTCATCTGTGACCCGAAATACCGGTTTAAACGTTTTCAGATCCGCATTCAGACCACCAGCCCGTCGCTGTTCATATCCGTCACCGAACTTTACCGTAATAACAGATGGCTTTCGTGTCGTCTCCATCCCCTCGCGGGGGATCCAGTTAAAAGCTTCAGGTTCAGGCACTGCATAATCCTCCGTCCCGACGTGATGACTGCATAATTGACACAACCCTGCTGTCGATCAGATCCACCAGCCCCCTGGCTGACTGCGTATCAATCTCGCCATTGCTCCCTTTATTCTGAATATTGATGTGATACACGGGAGAATAGACAAATCCGCCACCACCATTCACATTGCCAATAGCCCTGACCCCAAGAGAACCGTCCGCCGCCCGCGTAAGCGGCATGATAGCTTCAGGTCCGGCTTCCCCCATCAGCCCGGCACCTTTCGCAAAAGCAAAGTACGTCGGCGTATCCACAATGGTGTTACTGTAAGCACTCAGATTTGCCGATGTGTAAACACCGCCTTTTGCGTTCGCTACTGCACCGGAAAGCCAGTCGCCAACACTACCAATCCATCCCCCCGCTCCCGACATTGTCCCGGAGAGTGATTTCAGCCCGTTAACAATGGCCGCGTTCATCAGGATTTTTGAAACTTCCTGAAGGATCGAACTCCCCCAGTTTCTCCAGTCCACAACGTTTCCGGCCAGTGCCTCGGAAATATTTGAAACCAGACCATCCATAGTGGAAACGACCGCATCTGCCGCTTGTGAAGCATAATCAGTGGCACTGTCTGCCCAGTTCGTCAGCCCCTCTTTGAGCCCAGCATTCCAGTTACTGCGTAAAGCATCGGCCTTTGCATAATAATCCTGCTGATCGTTGAGACGCTCCTCCAGATATTTTTCATTCAGCGTTTTTTCCTGTTTCCACAGGGCTTCTTCGATTTCTCCGGTCTGGTACTGTCTCAGCAACTCATTATTTTTCTGCTCAAACTCCTGTCGGATGTTCCACATTTCCTGAAGCCGCTCACGTATTCGTGTTCCGTCTCCATACCCTAACAACTGAGCCTCATTTGATGCCCTGACACTGGCGTTACTGTCCGCCAGGCTGCTTTCATAAGCAGCAATTTGCTCACGAATTTTTTTCTGGTCGATGAGTGCTGCATTCTGTAAAAGGGTTTGTTTCTGCGCTTCTGATAAGGTTGATAATTCGCCCTGGCTGACCTGGTATTTCATCTTAGCCAGTTCAGTATTCTGTCCTGCCAGTGCTATTTGTTCTTTTTGTTGTTTAATCAGTCTGTTATAAGCATCTTCCGTTTTTTCTGCTTCCGATTTTCCACCACGTACCTTTGGCTTATTCGCCTGGTTGTTACGCCATGCTTCCAGCGCGTTGTTGATATAAGTTTGCCTTGCCGTCTGATAGGCATCCCCCACAAAACCGAGATCATCCGCTACATAGCCCAGACGAGTACGCTCACGCGCTTCCCCCTTCATACGGGATAAGGTCAGCTCTCGCTCAGTGTTATTCAGCGCGTTCTGCTGTTTATCATCCAGAGCAGCCTGTGGCAGCCGTAACGGTACATTCACCAGCCCCTGTCGCTGCTGAAGTAATTCATTACCAAGCCCAAGAAGACGATTAAACTCGGTATGTTGGCCATTCATGATCAGTAATGACTGATATGCTTTGTTTTGTTCCGCTGCCTGTTGGCGGATCAGCACCACTCGTCGTTCTTCCAGCCCGGCAAGCACATCCTGGATTGACTGGGCTTTTTCCTGCATTCCGGAAAGTCGGGACTGCTCAACAGCCAGCTGACTTGTTGCTTCTGCAAGCCCTTCTGTGACAGTTTTCACCGACGTCATGTGGTTAATCATAAAACCGTTATCGGTTGTCCAGCCCGGGTTTGCCAGGACATACTGATAGCCAGCAATTTTTTCCTGTAAGGATTTAATCTTACTTTTCTGCTCGTCAATTAACCTGTTCTGCTCCTCCAGAGCCTGCCGCGTCTTTTCTTCATTATCTGCCGCTTCAGGAAGTGACATTGCAGACGTTTTCTGGCGAATTTCGTCGATTGTTGCGGCATACTGACGCGCTGATTCTCTGGCCTGCTCCTGGTTCTGATACATTGTGTACCAGGCCGCCGCCCCCAGCATGACAAGTCCAGGCACACCACCAACCAGCCCCAGAGCACCGCTTAACAACCGACTACTAACTGACGTAACGTTATTCAGCGTTGCCTGTGCCGCTGTTCTGGCAGCAATATTACGGGTAAGTGAAGCCTGTGCGGTTGCCAGTTTCGCTTCTGCTGCAGCCTGTTTTTCTGTACCACGGGCAGCCACAACCGCCTGCTGCGCACGATACAATGCCGCCCGCGCTCTGGCTGTTGCTATCTGTGTCCCTCTGAGCTGTGCCTCAGCAAGAGCCACTTCGTTTCTGGCAACAGTGATTAACCCGGCAGTTGCAGAGCCCGCAGAAGACGCCATATTGCCAAAATATCGGGCTACACCAATTGCAACCAGAGCTCCCGCCGCCGTGGCAACCGTATCAATATTATTCGCAACACCATTCATTATTCCGGTAAGCGTTTTCGTTGCACCGCTGGCATCATTCGCACCACCAACCCAGGCCATAAAGGCGTTTTCAACTTTGGTTGCAGAGGATGATACGGTATCAGGCATGGCTGCATATTCATCCCGCAGCGTACCAAGCTGGCTAATCAGTGCAGGAACAACCTTATCGGCGGTCAGCTTTCCATCATCCGCCATTGCCTTCAGATCTTTACGGGCAACCCCCATTCCTGCAGCCAGAGCACGAATAACACGATCACCGCTTTCATTTACTGAATTAAACTCTTCACCGCGCAGAACCCCTTGCGCCAGTGCCTGGCTGAACTGAGTGATCACCGAGCTGGCTTCCGCAGAACTGGCTCCGGACAATTTCAATCCTGTAGAAATGGCCTCGGTAACTTTCAGTACTTCCTCAGACCTGTAACCATATTCCCGCATGGAAGAAGCCGAACGTGCAAAAAGACTGGCGTTATCAGCAAAAGCAGTACCCGTTCTCTGGCTGATCGCCATTAATTCGCGCTGTGATGCCTGGAAATCATCGCTGGACTGCGTGGCCTGCTTCAAACGGGCATTTACTGAGCTCCATTCATCCGCAAGAGATATAAGATGTCCAGTGGCAAAAGCACCGGCAAATGCGCCAGCCATATTCATTGCCGAAGACTTCGCCGTATTTATCTGCTCGGTCACTTCTGCCAGTGCTCGCCGCATATCACGGGATGCAGCTGCAGACTGTCGACCTCCGTTCTGCATGGTACGGTAGTACTCCTGTCCCATACGTGAAGCTCGCGCAATTTCTGACTGGAATGACTGCGAATTTGCCGAGATTTTTATAATCAGTTCGCGTAGTGACGCCATTCTCGTTCTCCAGGCAAAAAAAAACCGCCGAAGCGGTTTTTGCTTTTAAAGAAGCCCAGCCTTACGCCTTGCTTCTTCAAGATATTCATCATCCGTTTTTTGCGAAACGGTACTATCAGGGTTATGTGTTAAATCACTACCGCAATGCTTACACTTAATGGCTTCTTCTTTGATCAACTCCGCACAGTAAGGGCATTTTTTCATGCCATTGCTCACCATTTGTTGCTCATGCGTTTTTTCATCTTTTTGGATTACAAGTGAATGAACCAAGGCAACGATAAAGAGTAAGGCTCCGTATATCCACCATCCCCAAAATGAACGCCCTTTACTTTGCGCGATAATAGCCGGAATTAACCCCAGGACTAGCGCAATAAGAATAACTTCCATCAATATCTCCTTATTTACTTAATAAAAATCGGAATCATAATCCAGTAAAGTAAGAAGATCATTGTGTCGCTGCAAATAATGCATTTTCAAACGCTGTGAACGGATCTTTAATATTATTTGCAGGAACGACCTCCCACTGAAGAATCGCTTCATTCAGTGGAACTTTGACACCCTGCGCCCCGTAAACTGCAGAAACTATCTGGGCAGCCCGGATATCAGCCCGCTCGTCACCCAGCGGGCTGATCCTGTCAAATTCTGCCCACATCATGATTTCCGATGCAGACATTTCCCGGCGTAACTCTGACAATGTGCGCCCCATCCTGAGCGCCAGCATCATCAGAAAACGAATACCCGGAAGTGCTACTTTTTTTTAATAACTTCAGCATCAGTGATCAGTTCCAGTGACTGACGAAGCAGTCGCGCATGTACCGGACCATATACTGCAAGTACCTGCTCCCGATCATCCGCTGAAAACACGGGTTGCATCCCGGTATCACACAGAACATCGATGAACAGTTCAACATCCGCTTCCAGATTTCGGCGGGCACGCTCCGCAACTGATAACGGTGTATCATCATCTCCGGTTTTAACGATCTCCTGCCAACGTAACCAGGCTTCTGCAGAGGGTTCCCGTAATACAACCGTTGTACCTTCCCACTCAGGAACATCAACTGTTTTGTGGCGAAAACCAGACATCGTCGCCAGTGCCAGATTGCGGATATTTTTAGACATAGATTTCATCCTCCTTAACTGACAGTTACGGTGCAGGAAGTGGAGGTCACCTTATTAATCGGGCTTGCTGAATCAGAAACCTCACAGGTATACGCACCGGCATCTCCGGATGTCACGGAGGCCTTGTTGAAAGTTGCCGATGTCTGCCCGGAAACTGGAGAGCTGCCTTTCTTCCAGACATATGAATAAGGAGGCACACCACCTGATGCCTCAACAGACATATTCAGCGTTTCACTGGCAGAAACCTGTAGTGTACTTTTCAAATCAGAGAGGAGTTTCAAAGGTTCAGTGGTCAGAGAGGGCTTTCCTTTCAGGCGCAGGGAAAATGTGGCAGCAACAACACCGTTGGTTCCCACAGACCAGGTATGCTGGCGAACTTCTGCCATAAAAGTAAATCCATTTCCTGACGGGAAAATAACTTTGAAACCGTATGTGGTGTCGTTGTCATAAGCACTACGCAACGCGTTCTGGGCAGAGTTGAGATAAAAGTTTCCTGACATGGAAATCTCTGAAGCAGCCCCAAGACCGTTGATATTCTCCTGCTCGGTAGAACACAGCGTAGTGACATCAATATCCTGTTTCTGCCCGGCGGTAAACTGAACCTCTTTAATCGTACAGCTCAGTTCAAGAAAACTGGCAGAACTCAGCGTTTCTGCCGTTACCGGTGCAGACGAGATCATGACTTTGGTCTGCTGAGAACGTTCAAAATTAGAGGACATACTCGTCTCCTGAAAATAAAAAACCCGCCAGCGGCGGGTGGGTAAAATCATTAACGACCTCAGGCTATTACCTGAAATTCAAGCGTAGCTCTGCTCAGACGGGAATCAGGATCATAACCCTGAGTTTTAGAAATAACGGATGGTGCCAGTTCCCTTACCGCATCAAGCGCCTGCTCACGGATATCATCTGCGTCATCAGGAGCCGTTGCCCAGATATCAATCTGCACGGTAATTCTGGATTCAGCCTGACCATCAAGCACATCAGACGCGATGTCAGACACCACTGAAAACACCAGCCATGGTGGAGATACCGCAGGCTTTCCCTCCGTCAGCGGGACCACATAAGGATAAACCTGCCCTCCGGCCAGTTGGGACAGAAGAGCATACAGCGTGGCTTCTCTCATTTACTCAGCACCCCATCAATAGCCTGATTCATATGCTTCATGGCAACCTGTGCTGCCAGCTCCTCTGTCGTATCAAAGGCCGGGCGAATGAACGGATGGGCAGGCATATTGATAGTCCCCAGCTCCACGAAACGCCAGTAAAACGCGTTTCGCGGATCGCTGGCTTTCATGCTGTTATCACTGTTTCCGGTTCGCAGATTCCGCCCACGAATGTGGACACCAGAGATAATTTCACCACGACGCCGTGAACGCTGAGTCAGAATAACCACGTTTTTCTTCAGTTTTCCGGTTCGCTCTGGCGCATGATCAATAACCGCCTCCCGGATAACCTCTGCACCGGCACGGGAGGCATCGCGAAGCACCTTATTACTCTCTGCTCTGCTGAGAAGTTCCAGATCTCTTGCAATATCCGCCAGGCCAGAAAAATCCAGACTAAAATCCGTCACATTCCACCTCTCTGGCTGCAAAGTATTTCAAGCCTGGAGGATCGTGCGTCCGGGATCGGCGGCCCGTCGATATTCAGAATGGCTCCCTTGAATGCCCCGGTCAGCACTTTCAGACGTGAGGCGGCCGTCACATCGCGCCGAAATCGCATCCAGACTCTTACTGTTGTCTGCGCGGTTTCCGCACCGCCCGATATACGTTCCCGCCCACTGATCCCCTTAACCTCTGCCCATACCGTAGCCCCCTCTTTCAGGGTTTCCTCCGGGTGACCGGAAGGGGTACGGGAGGTCGTAATATTCAGAATAACCACGCGATCACGTAATCTTCCTGCCTGCATGAAATCCTCCTATGTTCCGGGATGAAACCGATACATTCGGAGTCCGGTATAGAAAAAATCAGGTACAGCATCCTGCATTTCCCTGTTCTCGTACCAGTAGCCAACCAGTTGCATAAGACGCAACTTTATCAGTGGTGTTATTACAAGCCCGGTCGTATCCTGATCAGGAACAGTTTCATCGTGAAGTGTCCGGTTTAAAAACTTTTCAGCCTCTTCTCTGGCTGCTGCCAGATACATCATAAGAAGTGCATTCTCCTGTTCATTGTCATCATCAATCCGGCACTGAACACGAAGCTCTTCCAGAGTAGGCATCATTTGGGCTACCTCTATGAATGCTGTTTTTTAGCCTTATCAGATACCCGTGCAACAGGTGTTCTCTTATCAGAAACAATCCCTGCTGCAGTGGCAATTTCACGTACCCGTTCGGGTAATTCTTTATCTTCATACTCACCAGCACGAATGATCTCAACGCGCATACCGTCCGGTGACCATTTCAGATCTTGTTTCAGGATCATGATTCTTTCACCTGTCAGAACAAGGGCGCAATTCAGCGCCCCTGAATGACTACGCCGCTGCAATCTTCAGCAGTTTGATGGCCTGCGAATCGACCAGCATGCCGCCGGTGCGCTTGGTGGTATAAAAACCGACAAACGGTTTATTGGTGTACGGATCACGCAGAATGCGGGTACCGATACGGTCAACGATGGTGTAACCCCGTTTGAAGTTACCAAATGCAATAGCTTTCGCATCAGCGGCGATATCCGGCATCTGTTCGTTTTCAGCGATACCGTAACCCGCCAGAGAGGACGGTTGCCCCAGCTCCAGCCCCGGACGCCACAGATAGTTACCCTCGGTGTCTTTCAGCAGACGGATGGCAAACAGGCTGTTGTTGTTCATCATGAACTTCGCGCCAGTGCGGTGTGCCTTACGCAGCGTGTAAATCAGTTTGATAATGGCGTCTGCGGTCACCGTCGTCGCTTCACCGGATACAATATGCTGAAGTTTACCGAACGCACGAACCTTATCGGTTTCATCGGTGGATTCATACGCCAGGAACCCTTTTGGCTTCTTAGTGCCATCACCGGTGGTAAAGGCAATTTCTTCCTGTTCGGCAAATTCGGTCGCCAGCTCGCTGTTGATCCAGGCCTCCACGTTGAAGAAGGCATCATCCAGCATTTTCTGAGTGGCCTGCGGGTTACCGTAGATTTCCCCCATGAAAGGTTCAATCAGTCCCAGTTTTGAGGTGGCAGTCTGGGAGCGCGCGTCAGTCTCGCCCACCCATCCGGAAGCCGTGCCGCCCAGATTCACCAGTTTTTTGTAGTCGGAACCGCCAACAGTGATCACCGTGGCTTCCTGGCGCATCACCACTTCATCTTTCAGCAGGGTGAGAATGTTGCGATCCAGTGCTTCCGGCACGGCATAGCCACCGTCTTCATCAGTGCCCACCTGCAATGCCTTGCGCTCCAGATCGCGCAGACCGTCTTCACGGCCTTTACGCAGAAAGCCCACAAACGCCTCTTTATGCTCTGTGGCCAGTTTATTTTGCGCACCACCTGCCGGACGTTTCAGCTCAAGCAGCTCTTTTTCAAGGTCGCTTTTGAGATTTTCCAGCTCGCTGAGTTTCCCGTTCAGGGTTTCCACCTGCCCGGCAAGTTTGCCTTTTTCCTGCTCAATCGCATCCACGCGCTTGTCGTTCTTTGCCCTGAAGTCGTCAAACTTCTGCTGCAGCTCCTGCGCGACCTGTTCCACATCTTTAATATCAACCGCCATCGTATTTCTCCTGATTAGAAGTTCAGATTTTTAAGTGCATTCAGTGCAGAGCCCACATCCTCAGCGTCGCGCAGGGACAGTGCGCCATAGCCCCCGGCCATGAATGCTTTGGCCTGGGTACGGGAGAGTCCGACATCACGCAGGACTCTTTCGATTTTTTTCTGTTCGGGGATTTCCCCGCGGGCCAGCGCGTTCTTGACGTTGCTGATCCGCGCCTCGTCGTTAGACGGGAACGTCACCAGACTGACTTCCCAGAGGTCGATTTCTTTCAACAGAAAGGCTTCTTTGCTCCGGTCGTATTCCCAGTCTTTCAGGACGTACCCAATAGAAAGGCCGGTTAACGAACCGGCCTTCATGTGTGCATGTGCGCGTTTTGCGAGGGGATCATCATCAATGAGCAACCGTCCCCTGACGTAAAGCCCGACATCGTCTTCCTTCATTTCGGTGTAAACACCGATGGGTTCATCCATGCGGTGCTGCCAGAGCAGCGCAGGTAACGTTTTTCTGTCACTCCACGCCCGCAGGGAAGCAGCAAATGCCCCGGACATCACCACATCATCGTGGCTGTCCTTTACACCAAAGACGGAGCCATACCCTTCAAACTCACCGGAGTCACTGACAGATTTCAGACTCAGCGGTACATCAAGACGTTGTTTCGTCTGCATTGGCGTTATCCTTCTGCTTACCGGCTTTACTACCATCGGAGGGTTTCGTGGTCATGTTCATCGGTGTGAGATAGACATCACCACCGGGACGCGGATTCATATCTTCCAGGTCGCGGCAGTCATTGGGAGAGTAAATTCCCCAGTTGATCCCGGTGGCGTAGGCTTCAAAACGGGACTTCATATCCCCGCGCAGTAACGCCCCGGCGTTAAATTTGGCGTAATAAACGCCCTGCTTACTTTTTCGTACCAGTCCGGTGTTGATCCGCTGCTCAATACGGGTCAGATACGGCACCAGTGAATAGTTGATAAATCCCAGCCCCAGCTCTTCGATATTGTTGAAGGTGGCGCGATCGGTGTTCTGCACCATGTGCAAGGGCACACGGAACAGACGACAGATTTCTTCAAGCTGAAACTTGCGGGTTTCCAGGAACTGGCTGTCCTCGGCGTTCAGCGCCATCGACTTCCAGTCCAGCCCCATCTCAAGGATCATCGGGCGGTGAGCATTGCCAAGCCCGGTGTGACGCTCCTCAAAATCTTTCTTCAGGCGCTCATAAGCCTGATCCGACAGCGTCTGTTCTGTACGCAACACACCGGACGTCACCGCGCCATTGCTGAACAGTCTGGCACCGTGCTCTTCAGTCGCTGCTGCCAGCGATATTGCCTCGCGGGCATAGGCGATGGGATTCAGTCCCACCAGACCGTCCAGCGTCAGCGTGCGCACATGCCAGATATCCTCCTGGGTCAGCACATCCGTGGAGCCGTCCGGGAATGTGACCTGATAGACCGGCTCCCAGCTACTGTTAAGCTTCGGTACCACACAGCCAGGATCGACGGGCAGCAGTTCAGCCACTTCGCCAAATGCTTTCACTTTGTAGGCGTAAAAGTTTCCCCGCAGGCACAGACAGGTGACCACCAGCTCCCAGAACTCCTGCGGCGTCATATAGCCATTGGGATGCGTGGAGATCAGCTTATGCAGACGTTCGCCGGTGGCTCTCTGTTTCAGGCTGCCGTTCAGGTGATACAGATTGCAGGGCAACATCCCGACCGACTCTGCCAGCACCCTGACGCAGGAAAAAACCGCCGTCAGTCGCATGGCCCGCTGGCTGCTGATCTGCTTTCCGGTATAGGTGTCATATGACAGCCCGATAGCATCCGCCAGCTCTGCTGGCGTGGTCACCGGTGCGTCACTTTTTCGTTGAAATAATCCCGAAAAGAACACTATTTACCTCCGCCGACAGATGGCTGTGTACGGTCGATATATCGTGCCACCAGCCACGACCAGAACAGGCACAGCGCCCCGGCAACAACAAAACCCACCGGGGGATAAATCAGCCAGGCACCATACGCCAGCAAAAGCGCCCCCAGCACGCCTACCAGAGGCGCGAGAATCAGCATGATCATAATTACCTCAGTTAAAGCGAGCGGATCCCGTAGGACTCAATGTGGTCAGACAGCGTGTCTTCTTTCTCGTACAGCATGGCTCTGCCAACCGCCATAATCAGCGCAACTGCACCATCGATTTTGTTTTCCGCCTGCTCTTTGACGGGTTTCACCACATCATCGTTACCCGGAATGGTTTTTCCGACCACGTTGCCGATACACCAGGTCATGATGGGATTGCCATCATGATGAAAGCGCCCCGATTCAATTGCCGCTTCCAGCTCTTTCATCGGGTCGGACATGTTGGTGTAGTTCTGAATGATGGTGACGGGGTTCAGGTCTTCATCAGCAAGGTCATGTGACAACCCGGTCGCCCCGAAGGGGTCGATGGGTGACTCGCTGACCGGGCTGATTTTGTTCGCCGCTTTGGCCTCTTCGAGGATGTAGCGATAATCCACCTCTGCACCATCGGTAACGGTCAGGACGCCCATTTCCACCCATTTCTGAAAGCGTTCGGCTGTCCGGCGATCTTCATTTTTCTCGACGCTATACACCGTGTCATACGGTACCCAGAAACGCGGGGCCACACTGTAGTAATGCGTTTTACCGTCAATCTCGCGGGTATAAAGTCGCGCCATGCTGTTCATATCCAGCTTACGCGCCAGGTCAAAGGCCAGAATGCACGGCTGCCCCTCGAACTGCTCAAGAGTCAGTGATTTATCCTCGCAGCTCTGCCAGCTCACCAGGTTGAAATACGCCGAACGCGCCGACACCCAGATATTGAGGTGTTTTGTTTTAAAGACGTTTGCCAGACGGGCGTTATTTTTCGCACGTTGCTGCTGGCTTAACAAAAACTCGCGATAAACCGACACACCGATATTCGGGTTAGCTTTTTCAAGTACCTGCGGGTCGGTCCAGTCGTCGCCTTCGTCAACGGTATAGATGATCCCGAACAGTTCATCGTTGGGCACCGAGCCGTTGAGCATCTCGATGACTTCCCGCCGTTTGTCGTAGCACGGCCCCTCAATGTTGTACCCGGCGGTGGTAATGGCCCACATCAGTGGCTGGCGTCGCGCCCCCATCCCGGTAAGCATCGTGGTGTAAAGCGCATCTGTGGCGTGCTCGTGATATTCATCCACCACGGCACAGTGGGGTGATGAACCATCACCGGGGTTACCGATCAGCGGTTCAAACCGCGCACCATCCTCCGGACGGTTCATGTTTGAGGCGTTAACCTCAATCCCGAACGCTTCCGTCAGCATGGGTGTGCGTTTACACATCAGTCGTGCCGGACGAAAGACTTCCCATGCCTGTTTCTCCGTCGTGGCACCGGAATACACTTCCGCGCCGAACTCGTTATCACAGGCAAAACAATACAGGGCAACACCGGCAGAGATTGCCGATTTGCCGTTCTTACGGGGAATTTCGGTATACACCTCCCGGAAGCGGCGCAACCGGGTGCCTTTATTGACCCAGCCAAACGCACAGCAGATCACAAATAGCTGCCACGGCTCCAGCGTGATGGGCATCCGTTTAAATGCCCACTCACCCTTGGTGTGCGGCAACAGCTGAATAAATTTGGCGGCCCGTTCAGCCAGGTCCTTGTCGAAGCGGTAACGAAACGACTTACTTTTTTCCGCCATCAGGTCATCAAGATGGCGCTGGCAGGCCTGAATCACAAACTGGCAGGCAACAATCTTTCCGCGCACGACATCCCGGGCATACTGATTTGCTGCATTTACGTTGGGGTAAGATTTCCGGCTCATGATTCGATAATTTTCAGAAACGGGTTAGTGGCTTTCTTCTGCCCCGCCAGGCCAATCAGACGCTGGCGGCTGCTGGGGTCGAGTCCGAGCATTGCCCCCGTACTGCTCATCTCGGACTCCTGTTCTTTTTTGGCGGTCAGCTCCGGATTTTTGACCATGCCGCCCATTGCACCGGTGATGGTGTTGCCCTGTCTGGCAATATTTTTCACAGCACGTCGCCAGAACTCATAGGCTACGCACCACCGCTCAAGCACTGCGAGGTCAGTCACGCACAGCAGGCCCTGACCACAGAGTTCTTTGGTTGTCAGTTGCCACATGATCGTGGCGAGAGGGAGCTCTTCTTCAGCGAACCACTCCGGTGGCTCAACACCTTTGATGGGCGTAAAAACGGGTTCATCTTTATTCAGGGCTCGCTTGCCGGGGTTTCCGGCCAGCGCCTTGCGCGCCGTTGGCTTGGGGCGACGCCCGGAACGCCCCGCCGTTCCAGCCATATGCGGCACTCCTGGTTAAATTTCATTTTTCGCGGGTATAAAAAAACGATGGGGCGGGCAGTCCGGAAGACGTCAGGTCACAGAGATTTGACCCGCCCCTCCCCTCAGACAGTTGAGAATTATTATCACTTAAGTCGTTCACGGGCCGTCTTCGCCTTATGACACGGCCAGCACAGACTCTGCAGATTACAGTCGGCATCAGTGCCGCCATGCGCTTTAGGGATGATGTGGTCAACGGTTTTCGCCTCACGCACCACACCAGCACGCAGACATAACTGACACAGGCCTTTGTCACGCTTCAGGACACCCGCGCGGATACTGTCCCACTTCGAACCATAACCGCGCTGATGACGGGATTGTCCTGGCTTGTATTGCTTCCAGCCCTCGCTTTTGTGGCTTTCGCAATAGCCTGACGGATCAGTCGTGGTATTGCGGCAACCGCGAAAACGGCAGGCTTTTGGGGTTCGTGGTGGCATTTATATCCCCTCTTTGGTGCACGCTTACAATGCGTAAAAAAGCCTCGCATTAGCGAGGCTCGTTTATATCTTGAAGGTGAATACTTATTGTCTTATCTATCCACGGGAAACATTAAGATTATTACACCCGTTAGTTGGGAAATAAAACAAAATGCAGGTGGTTTATTTATTCTTTGCTGATTGCTTTCTGAATGGCATCGGCTAATGGTTCAATTAAGCCAATAGCTGCTTTTAATTCCTGTTCAAATTTTGCACTTGTAGCCTGACCACCTGCAGAAGAAAGTGAGGCCTTAACTAATTCAAGGGCAGCTTGAACAGCTATAACCCTCTGTTTTTGAGCTTGAGTTACAGGCTGAGCACCTATTCCTGAAGGGAAATAATTCTCTAACATTACAACCTCCGTATTAAAAAGTGAGGTTACACATTACCCTTAAGATTACTCTTAGTGAAGAGGTATCTCATAATTATCACCCTTACCAATAACGCTTGATGAAATTTGTAATGGACTGGCTCTTATTTCAACGCAACCACTTACCGCGCGCCAGATGCTTAACCTCAAACATTAGCAATGAGATGTTTAATCTGAATCCACTCCAGAAGTAATCACCACTCTGTCTACAGGGCCTGATGTGAAGGATGATGAGTAAAATTATCGCTATCATCGAAGGCATTGCGTCCTGATGTACTCCTGCAGGTAGTTAACCTGTGCGGTTATCCTGTCGATTCCACTTCGGAGACGGTAATAATTGAGTTCAGCATCTGCTGTAAGTCCTGGGCTTTCTCCATCGCCCATGCCGCTGGCTCTGGTCGTTGATTTTGCACAGGTGGCGGCGACTTGCAGGCGCTTACGCCCAGAAGAAACATCAGCACGGAGACTTTCGATAGTCGCGTTAGCATCAGCAAGCTCCTTTGTGTATCTGGCGTCAAGTTCTGCTACGTCACGTTGACGCTTCTGCATATCAGAGATAGTCGCCATAGCCGAATCTAATGCCATAGCGTTTTCGTCGCGCTGTTTTTTGTATTCAATGGCTTTATTGTGGTAATGATTCGCTGACCAGACAAGACCACCAGCAATACAAGCAATAAACGTTAAAATGAGCGCCCAATAACTCATCTTCATACCAGCAGCGCCGCCCGCGCCTTGTTGTATCGAATCTTACGATCCTCAATACCGTTCAGACCGCCGTTAATGATGCGCGTAACACGAGTAATATCGGCACCGTAGACCATGCAGCCTTTAGATGTGTAGAACCATGCAGCTGAGCGCGCGGCCTGTAGCTCCTGCTCCAGTTGTTCAGGTGAAGTCACCAGATCTAACTTCAGCGCCGCGCCACAGATGCGATAATTATGGAGGCCAGTGATTTGAATTAATCCTCTACCGCGATATTTCCAGCCATCACCGGGTGCTTTGTTACCCAGCCGGTTGCTATACACCAGATTGGCAATAGCATCCTGACGAGCTGCATGTCCGGATGTTCTGCCAAGGGCATCAGCCTGCTGCTGTGTGATCCTCTTTCCGAACGTCGCCACCAGCGCAGATGGTGTGTAGTTAAAATTTTCAACTAAGGCGCGAAACCCCATCGACTCATGGCCTACCTGAGCGATAAACATCGCCTGATCCGCTGGTGCTGTAATGCCGAATTCCTTCATCGCCGCATCAATGTGCGGAAACCAGCGCGCAGCCAGCCCGGCGCTAATACCAGCCGCCTTTTGAAATAATTGTTGGTTCATTAGTGCCTCAGATGATCAACCAGACGTGCAACGTTGCCTCTGACGGCCACCAGCACGGAAAGAAAAATAGTGTTCGCCACGATAATGGGCCATGAGGAATGGGGATAAATCCCACAGAGATAGGCCAACGGAACAGCACTGTATGTAACAGTAATCAGCCAGGCTAAACGTGAAACCCAAGGACGATGCCGCGAATCACCACGACGATAAAACATCAGAGTAATAACAACACAAGCACATAACAGCGCATTTATAGTTGCTGTCGGGTCATTTAGCTCCACCCGAACCTCCCCGGCGCGTTATGAGCGCCACCAGCGAGCCGATATCCTGATTATTCAGGAACGTCAGGATTTTAACGGCTAAAGCAGAGACGATTACGGCACCAATAGCATCCAGAGGTTTATCACTGTATCCGGTCAAGTTCGCCAGCTTGGAGCCAACCAACCCAGAGCAAAGAATCCCGGCAATATATGACACGATAAAATATGCCAGTCGGCGCGATGCACTCAGATCTGCTGCTGTTGCTATGTAGAATACAGCCCCTGCAAATGCGCCAAATACAACGCCGTAATCAGTTCCGGTCAGCAGTCCATAAACACTGGCACCCGTCAGGGCACCACCAGCCAGCCCAGTACCGGAAATCGGATCGGACATTTAGCCCCCTCTTAATTGCTGTTGGTCCTCTCAGATATGAGGGGAAGGGATCTTAATGACAGTCTGTTTATTATTTCAGTCAAACACTACCCTGTTGATGATTTCTCAGAAGCGAACTTGACTCCCAGGGGAAACTCAACTTTCCGTTAAAACCACCAGCAGACATTCGTTCAATTTCCACAGAAATATCACTGAGCCGTTCTTCAAGCTCTGCTTTTTCTTTTACCAGACGGTTATAGCGGCTTAGATGAAGCTTTTGCTGCTCCAGCCAGTCTTCAAGCTGTTCAACAGTCATACCAGGGTTAAAAAAATATGGCTGCTGCTTTTCGCCCTGCATTATTGACCTCCAGAAAAGCAAAAACCCCGCCGAAGCGAGGTTTGTTATGATTTCGTTAACGGCAGACATACAAAGCCCATCGTTAGGAAAATCCTAACCAGATTTTTTGAAAAATGCAAGAATCATGTCGCTATCTTCGGCGAAAATCATTTATCTCGTCACTTTTCTTAATTGCGCCTCAGCATATGCTTCTTCCTGCCAGCACTTTGTCACCAGTTTATCAATGACATCTGCATATCCTTTGTACCACTGATAATCCGTCAGGTCTGGTACCAGCTTCTGGACATGATGCCGCGCCAGTGTGGTTGGTAAACGGCTAAACCGGTTTCCATTGCAACGCCCACAAATCTTATAAACAGGCATGCCATGAAGCCGGGTTCTTTTTTCATCCAGGACAATACCTTTACCCTTACACCCTCTGCACGCTGTGCTGACTTCTCCCTTACCATGACAATGCTGACATAGTTTCTTCACCCACTCTTCCTTGATAACAGATTCCCCGCTTCTGGAGTGCTTCACCACTTCGCGCAATACATTATGAAATCCAGTACCAGCACAATGCTCACAGCGAGCCTTACTTGCCGCAGACCTGGAATAATCAGCAAAGGAAAAACTCACAAGGTAAGGGATGATCTGTAACCGGGTTTCTTCACTCAATTTGTTCAATGTCGGGTTATCCAGTGCCATCGCGTAATTGAGCAGACCTTCAATCGCAAATTGAGGATCCTGAACACCAACTTTTGCCAGGAATAAGGCAAACCCAAGCGGTGCTTTCGACTGCACCATCCCCTGCGCAGCCATCACATCCGTAATCGTTAAACCACCTGAGCCTGTCGCCGGTGCGTCATCGCTCAATTTTGGAGATTTTGGGGAGTAATATTTTGGTAAGGCTTCAAGGTTCATGCTCGTTCTCCACTTACGCCAATACGCCAATTGCCAGCGCACGATCGATAAAACGAAATATCAGCTCCAGCTGGGAGCCATACTTCTCTTCAAATGCCACGGTATCCGCATGCAGCTCGTCGTGATGCTTTCTGCACAAAGGCAACACAAAGAGGTCATGCGCTTTTGTACCCATTCCACCCTGACCGTGGCCTATCAGGTGGTGGGGATCATCAGCAGGCTTTCCACAACATGCACACGGCTGTGTCTTAACCCAGCGCGTGTACTTTTCATTAACCCAGCGGCGGCGTTTTGGGCGTAACATAAAAGACTCCGGCGACTCCGGATCCACTTTCAGCGCCAGCACCTTTTTTGCCTTATCCTGGATGATGCTGGTGGCAGGAACCGAAGGCACAAGGTCACTTTCCCGGGTGACAGACGGCACAACAGGCTTTGGTAATCTCAGTGCCTTACGGGCTGCACTTTCCGGTAAGGCATCCGCCAGGTCATTACGAATCAGCCACCAGCACAGTTCCGGCATTGTCACAACGTGACTATCATCAAAACCGAGATCCCGACGCACAACAGACAACACCCAGCGGGCACAGTTATCCGTTGCCATTGATTCCAGCCGTTCCGTGAACTGATCGCGCAGCTGGTTATCGCAGTGCCAGCACAGACGGATTGCGCCCGGAGCGTGTCGCATTGTGGTCATGTTCTCGCTGTGCCAGTCGGAATGAGGCCACTGGCAGCCTTTTTCACGAAGTAACCAGCTTTCAAGACATTCCACGCCACCAGCACGACGGATCACTGCCTCATTGCGGAACACGGCCCGAACGGCAGGATCATCCGCCAGCGGTTGTGATGCCGCCGGAACGGCACCACTGGCGAAAGATGAATAACGTTCCGGCTCAGGCTCCAGCAGAACACGCCCCTGCATAAACAGGGGCATCAGCTCTGAACCTGGCCTGAACAATACGATCCCCATACGCGGGGCAATTTCAGGGGTCAGTAGTGCTCTCACGGTCACCTCAATGAACGGTATCGAGCAGCTTTAACAGCTCAGGGAATCGGGATTCGAAGAAATGCGGCTGCGTCTCGCGCGGATTTGCAGGACTGGTGATGTTCTTGCCGAACATGCAGCCTTTCGCCGTCAGCGACCAGAATTTTTTGATGTTGTTAATCGCGGTACGGCTGTATCGTTCGCGTTGTTCAACGATCCCCAGCTTCACCATCTGGTGATATGCCTGATTAGCCGTCAGGCGGATACCATACTGCTTCAGCAGTGCACTCAGCGACAGCGTGGGGCGACTTGAGCCATCAGGCGCGTCAGCAGGAGCATCAATGGCATAGCGCGGTGCCAGATTCGGTAAGCCAACAGCCTCCTGAAGCTTCTGACAGGCTCCAAGCACTGATGAGTTAGACAGATTTAATTCCCGGCGCATAAAGTCCAGCAGGATCACGCCAGCCTGCATCTTGTCAGCAGCCTGTCCGGATAATTTTTCCGGTGCGCTGGTTACCATGTCGAAAGTACGGATCACCTTCAGATGGAATGACGGGCTGATCCACATTGCATAGGCATACACCAGTTCTTTGCAGACATACGTCCCCTGGTTATTTCCGCCATTAATGACGCTAACTGGTTGATTTTGTTCCAGAGGCGGAATTCCACCCTCGGTGAAAAGTTGTTCAATCAATTCACAGGTTTGCTTATTGGAGAGCCAGTATTTCGGGCGGTTTTTTTGTTCTCCCCCGGCAGCCCTGTGCAGATCGTTCAGGCTGTAACGCCCATAAGCATCACGACGAACTTCAATACCATCAATGACCATCAGATTATTCATACTTCGTTTCTCCTCTTGATCAGGCGGCTGCACCCGCCGTTTTCTCGTACTTACTGATGGTGATCTCGACCTTCCCTTTCGGGATAACCGGTCCCCACTCCACCAGCATTCTTTTCACCTGTCTGTCGTCTTCCCACACACCCGCGTGGGTCAACGCGTCAAACAGCGCCTTGTTATAGTTGTCCAGATCGCGGATCCGGTTATCCGGAGGAAACAACACGATCTCCACTGCAGCAGGTGCCGACGTTGGTTTTGGCAGACGACGTAACTGCTCAACTATTGCTGCGCACGCCGCGCTCTGAAATTTTCGCCCCGCCGCGCTTATCAGGCTCTTACCAGCAAATGCCCCTTTGTTGGGGTGTCGCCAGTACGTGTTCACGCTGGGCGGGAAAGGCAGGATCAGCTTCATACTTTCAGGCCTCTCTCATGTAACCAGTGGGTTGCACGCAGCCTGGCGTTTTCCTCACCGGCAAGCAGTGAGCGGATAATCCCGACCGCCTCGCTGTCGTCGTCCTTCACCGCGGTATGAAGCGTTATCCCCCGTGCCACGCCACGCTTTATCGTGATGACGCCTTTTTTCTCCAGTGCGCGAAGATGCTCCACCGCTGCATTCACTGAACGGTATCCCAGCATGGTAGCCACCTCCTGATTGGTTGGCGGGAAGCCACGTTCTTTCTGGTAAGAAATCAGCATATCCAGCACCTGCTGCTGGCATTGAGTTAACGTCGTCATTAAGCCCCCACGTAATTCCCTGACAGATACCACTCTTCACCCGATGCAGCGCGCCTGCTGCTTTTCCGTAAGCACCGCTCACGATGCGCCAGAAAATTGTTTCGTTCTGGCTGGGAGTGGCTTTCACGGAATGCCGCCATCCACACCGTTGCAGCTCGACGGAATAAGCCCCTGGACTCCAGTTCTTCAGCCTGGCGGGTCAGGCACAAAATCACCCGGGGGTCGTTAGTGCCGACATAGAAATTGCGCACAGGTCTGGTTTCACGAACAGATTGTGGTTCCGGCTCCTGCGCTCTCTCAGTCAGGCGCGGGAAATGTCTGCGTGTATCTCCTTCACAACGGTGAGCCACACGCCCACTCTGACGTAACTTGCTTGCTGACTGCAGAACGTGCCGCCGTGAGTAACCTGCAAAAGCATCCGCAATGTCTCCGGAAGTACAGCCCGGATGGGCTTCAATGAATTTCTGAACGTCATTTAACAGACTCATGATCACCCCCTGAATCCTGCCGGGATCTGGCTGTAGTCCACGTTGTCGTAACTGGCTTTGAAGTACGGGTCTTCACGTTTTTCTGTGTGCGTGCTGACGGACGGCGATAAGCGCAGGGAAAGCTCATCCCATTTTTCCCGCAACTTCGACGGGCTGAGCACGTTACGGCACCAGAACGGATCGCGGCTGACGCGGCTGTACATCTCGCAGATTTGTTTGTGAGTACGACCATCCTGCACACACATCAGGCGAATTTCGTTTGCCCAGGCTGTCCAGTTCGGTTCTTTGGGACGAACCACCTCGCCGTCACATTCGGCGGCCTGCTCGTACAGGGCGATGATTTTTTTCCAGAGCCACTGTGCGCAGGTCAAATCATCCTGCGTTCCCCACTGGCGCTTTTTAGGGCTGAATACAACCGCATCAGGATGGCGAGTTAAAAACTCCTGTTCAGCCGTTTGCGTGTCCGGTTGCGAAGCGTCCGGACGAGAAGAGGTTTTATTCTCTGTAGTAATCTCTGTTGTATTCTCTGTAAGATCATTGGGCCATTTTGACCCGATGACAGCGTGTCGTTTTGAACCAATGGATCGTGTCATTTTGCGCCCATCCATCAGGTCACTTTGACCCGATGGAGAAGTGCATTTTGACCTGATTGATTCGTTCACTTTGACCTCTTCTAAAAGCTCACTTTCATAGTTGATCGTGTAGAAGTTGGTCATGTCACGCTTCGATTTATTGAGTTGCTCGCGACGCAAAACCCCAAGTGATTTCAGGCTTGCAAATGTGCGTTTCAGAGTGGACTCTGACCAGAACGGAAACTGCTCCAGCCACTGTTCTGTCGTGTTATAAACCCAGCGAATTCCGCCATGCTCAGTGCCTGAATTCGTTTCATTCAGCCAGTAATGAAGCTGCTGCAACACAATTGCCTCATTCAGACCAATACGGCATGCAAGATCACGATTTATCACAATGGGCTGGGATGTCATTAACAGGCTCATGACCGACCTCTATTTCCCTGAATTTACGACGAAACTGTTCGAGCGGACTGAAGCATTCATGTTCATAGCCTTCACGGAGGTAGATAACCCGTTGTGTTTCCGGCTCCCAACGAATGACTCTGACGGGCACTCCGTAGTGATCTTTGAACCAGCGGTTAACTTGTCGCAAAGGACTGTCTCCTTCTGCCGGTTGAAATCACCCACAGCCCACTCTGCAAAGCTGTGGGTTACAATTTCCCTGTCACCTGGTACATTCACTGCATAGCAATACTCCACCTTCGCTTTTCCACCCGGTACAGGAAGCGCAATCAGTTGCGAGCGACGGTAGTGTGTTGTTAAACTGCTCATGCGTTAGTTTCTCCACAGACACAAAACGCCACGACGCCCGGAGCTGCACACTCGCGGGCGTCACTCTTTTCTGGAGCGCAAAAGATTTTGTAGACCAGTGCTGCATGCTCCTGGAGCTTCGAAATTGACAGATACAACTCATCATTAATTGCTGTCTGCTCGTGTGGCTCCACTACCCCATCTTCGATTGCCGAACGAATCTGCTTTGAGTAACTCCCGATCTGTTCGATGACTTCCAGCAGGCGCTGGTTTATATCGGCGTTCTCTACTTCCTCAATTTCAGGAAGCGATACAAACACCCCACCAGCAGACTGTGCGACAGCATCCGCAATGTAGTGAGTGCCAGCCGCGCGCTGTAAAACCATTGCCCATCCCAGCGGGAAAATCTGATCGCCATCTGCACGAAGGCGGTTGAATAAAGCGTTCTCTGTTACATCCAGCCAGTCAGCAGCTTCAGCGTAACCCCCAGGCAATGCCGCGATAGTTTTTCTGACAGCTTTCACGTACCACTCAGGTTGTTTTTCCACTTTCCAGTGATGCTTACCCACGGCTTACCTCCTGTTCCTGTGGTTTAAACCCATTCTGGTTTTGGCTAGATTGAAAACGTGCCGGATAAAGAATCTGCATTTCGCTGATTTCACCCTTAAAAAAATTGGCCAGACGTTCTGCAAGATCGATAGATGGAATTTGTTCCAGTCTTTCAATACGACTCAGCGTCGCTGGATTGACCTGAACGCCCGCAGCAACATGCTGCAAAGTAAATCCGTGCGCCTTACGCACATTCCGTAATGGTGATTGCATATAACCTCCACATATTGCGTGATGAGCATATTATTTCACGCAAATATTTTGCGCAAGTTGATTTGCTTAACGCGCAATAAAGAAATGTAATAAACGCATGAACATAGGAAATCGAGTCAGACAACTTCGCCAGGCGAAGAACATGAAAATCGCCGATCTCGCTGAAGCAATAGGAGTGGATGCGGCGAATATCTCGCGCCTCGAAACAGGTAAGCAGAAACAATTCACTGAACAAGCCCTGAGTAATATTGCCAGGAGCTTAGGTGTTGATATTGCTGATCTCTTTACCTCAGACCTCAAAAGTAATACTGTATGTAAAAACAGTATTAGTGAGGATGTTGCGCAGGTGAAGGATGTATTCCGTATTGAAATGCTGGATGTCAGTGCCAGTGCGGGAAATGGCCTTATCCAGGGCGGTGATGTCATTGATGTGATTCATGCCATTGAATACAGAACTGATAATGCTGTATCGATGTTTGGTGGACGACCAGCAAATCACATTAAAGTTATCAACGTTCGTGGGGACAGTATGTGTCCAACCATTGAGCCAGGAGATCTCATCTTCGTTGATATCAGTATCAATCAGTTTGATGGGGATGGTATATATGTATTTGGTTTTGATGATAAAATTTACGTCAAACGACTGCAAATGATACCTGATAAACTGCTGGTAATTTCTGATAATCAGATTTACCGCGAATGGGGAATTACCAGCGAAAACGAACATCGGTTTATGGTCTTTGGAAAGGTCTTAATCAGTCAGTCACAAACCCTTAAGCGACACAATTAACCCCCTACCTCAACATCAATTAGCCACCAGAAGGTGGCTTTTCATTACCCACCAAATTGCATATCTCGCAATAAAAACACTTGCATAATGCGCAACTTCATTTTATCTTTCTTTCCAGACCTACAAACAAGGTACTAACAAAATTTGGTTGTAACACGGCGTATGGCACATGCGTCGTTAGCGGTCTGGGGACGTTAAAGGGGACAATCCACTCCTTGCTCGGGCAAACAAACCAGGTAGCCGGAATGTGCAAGTCAATGATGATGCTGATAAGACGCCTAACCAGCGTGGCGATTCGGTTTGACGCCTGGGAAGAGACCAGGGTGCAACGATGAGGGCATTTATGGAACCGCGACAAAGTGTGGTGCCGTAACTGGCTAAGTGCTCTCAGCGTTGTGGTAATCCGCGAAATGGCGCGGCGGTAAGTATGGCGGGGTTACTCTTTCCCCGTTGAGGACACCGGATTGTCAGGTTGACCATACGCCTGAGTGACAACCCCACCACAACAGCCACTGCTTTGGCGGTACCAGTTTGTACACTTGCTTCCGGCTGGTACCGCTCTTTTTACAAAACAGAGAAGAGCATCACCGGACGACGGGCTCATAACCCAATCCATCCGGGCGGCAGTCACCGCAGGTGTTCTTCTCTGTTTTGTGGAGAAACTAACCGACCTTACAGGGTCGATATGATGAGGAGCAGCAAAATGGCTAGCGAACGCAGTACTGATGTGCAGGCATTTATCGGGGAGCTGGACGGCGGCGTATTTGAAACCAAAATCGGCGCAGTTCTCAGTGAAGTCGCTTCCGGTGTGATGAACACGAAAACCAAAGGTAAGGTCTCACTCAACCTGGAAATCGAACCGTTTGATGAGAACCGTGTGAAAATCAAACACAAACTCTCATATGTTCGCCCGACTAACCGCGGGAAAATTTCCGAAGAAGACACCACCGAAACGCCGATGTATGTCAATCGCGGTGGTCGCCTGACTATTCTGCAGGAAGACCAGGGACAATTACTGACTCTTGCCGGTGAACCTGACGGAAAACTCCGCGCAGCAGGTCATTAATATCGTTTTTAATAAACTGATTATTTCTCTCATCACTGAATATTTTTATATAGTGAGGACTTATTATGTCTCAGAACTTAGACTCAACCGCAATTAATCAAATCCATGCCCTTATTTCTGCTCAGGGTGTTAATGAAATTATCAGTAAGATTGGTGCCGATGCTGTGGCATTGCCTGAGAATTTCCGCATTCATGATCTGGAAAAATTTAATTTAAATCGCTTCCGTTTCCGTGGTGCGCTTTCCACTGCCAGCATCGATGACTTTACCCGTTATTCTAAAGATCTTGCAGATGAAGGCACCCGCTGCTTTATCGATGCCGATAATATGCGAGCCGTCAGTGTGCTTAACCTGGGTACTATTGATGAACCAGGTCACGCAGATAACACCGCCACTCTCAAACTGAAAAAGACAGCACCGTTCTCTGCCCTGTTGTCTGTTAACGGCGAGCGTAACTCCCAGAAGTCACTGGCAGAATGGATTGAAGACTGGGCCGACTACCTTGTGGGCTTTGATGCTAATGGTGACGCCATTCAGGCAACAAAAGCTGCTGCGGCAGTCCGTAAAATCACGATTGAAGCAAACCAGACCGCTGATTTTGAAGATAATGACTTCAGCGGCAAACGCTCCCTGATGGAATCTGTCGAAGCGAAGACCAAAGACATTATGCCAGTGGCATTTGAATTTAAATGCGTTCCGTTTGAAGGTCTGAAAGAACGTCCGTTTAAATTACGCCTCAGCATTATCACTGGCGATCGTCCTGTACTGGTTCTGCGCATTATTCAGCTGGAAGCGGTGCAGGAAGATATGGCTAACGAATTTCGTGATCTGCTTGTTGAGAAATTCAAAGACAGCAAAGTAGAAACCTTTATTGGTACTTTCACCGCCTGATTTCATTACTGCAAATGCCCCTGCGGGGGCATTTATGGAAACGTAATTAACTCAATAATCACCGGATGGTGAGGGCTTCCTTTTACCCGAATTCAGCGCGGTACAGCGCATATACGTGGAGAACGAAATGTCATTTATTAAAACTTTTTCCGGGAAGCATTTTTATTATGACAAGATAAATAAAGACGACATCGTGATTAACGATATCGCAGTTTCCCTTTCAAATATCTGTCGCTTTGCAGGACATCTTTCACACTTCTACAGCGTCGCCCAGCATGCGGTGCTTTGCAGCCAGCTGGTACCGCAGGAATTTGCTTTTGAAGCGTTAATGCATGATGCAACAGAAGCATATTGCCAGGACATCCCCGCTCCACTGAAACGCCTTCTTCCTGACTATAAACGGATGGAAGAAAAAATAGATGCCGTAATCCGTGAGAAATACGGGTTACCCCCGGTTATGAGCACGCCTGTGAAATATGCCGATCTCATCATGCTGGCAACCGAACGCCGCGATCTCGGGCTTGATGATGGCTCTTTCTGGCCTGTACTGGAAGGCATCCAGGCAACAGAGATGTTCAACGTGATTCCACTGGCACCGAGCCATGCCTACGGGATGTTTATGGAACGTTTTAACGAGTTATCGGAGTTACGCAAATGCGCATGAATGTTTTCGAAATGGAAGGGTTTCTTCGCGGGAAATGTGTACCGCGAGATCTGAAAGTGAACGAAACAAATGCTGAGTACCTGGTACGTAAATTCGATGCGCTTGAAGCTAAATGTGCGGCACTGGAAAACAAAATAATACCAGTGTCAGCTGAACTGCCACCAGCAAATGAAAGTGTTCTGTTATTTGATGCTAACGGAGAAGGCTGGCTAATTGGCTGGCGTTCTCTCTGGTACACCTGGGGACAAAAAGAAACCGGAGAATGGCAGTGGACATTTCAGGTCGGGGACCTTGAAAACGTCAATATCACTCACTGGGCAGTAATGCCAAAAGCACCGGAGGCTGGAGCATAATGACCACATTTACCAATAAAGAACTGATTAAAGAAATCAAAGAACGCATAGGCAGCCTGGACGTGAGAGACAATATTGAACGCCGTGCTTATGAAATTGCACTTGCATCGCTGGAAGCCGAACCTGTAAGCCAAGCTTACAACTTGCCAGAATTAATCGAAGGCATGGAAGTTTCCATTGATGTAAGTACTTGTGATGCTGATTTAGGTAATCGCTATTTCGGCACCGTCACCGAGGCGTCAGAACTTGATACTGCCAAGAATGGTTACATCCTCCTGGTTCAGGACGCAGAGCCAAACTTCGATGTAAATGGCAACTCTCCGGTAACTCCGGATGGTTGGGTTATGGTGCCGAAGAGACTAACAGCCGAGAACGGCGCTAAGGGGGCGCTATCCGGTGAATTTTCAGAAACTACGTTTATAAGCTGCCTGGAATGCTTTGGCGATGATGATTGCGATACCTGTGACGGAAGCGGACGTATTGAAATTAAAGTGCCAGTCACGTGGTCGACCATAAAATCTATCTGGGATAAAGGTATCGAGTATTTTGCAGCAAAACCATCACAAGAGGTGAAGTGATGAACAACTTAATGATCGACCTTGAGACGATGGGGAAAAATAAGGATGCACCGATCGTTTCCATTGGCGCGGTGTTCTTCACTCCAGAAACCGGAGACATCGGACAAGAATTCTATACGGTTGTTAGCCTGGAAAGTGCTATGGGGCAAGGAGCTACACCTGACGGCGATACCATCCTGTGGTGGTTGAAACAAAGCCCTGAAGCACGAGCTGCAATCTGTATTGATGATACTTTGTCGATCAGCGATGCTCTCTCAGAACTAAATCATTTCATTAACCGGCACGCAGACAATACGAAATATTTAAAAGTCTGGGGTAACGGAGCCACCTTCGACAACGTAATTTTACGTGGAGCTTATGAGCGAGCAGGACAAATCTGCCCGTGGGCATACTGGAATGACCACGATGTACGCACGATCGTTACGCTTGGGCGTTCCATCGGATTCGACCCCAAAATGGACATGCCTTTCGATGGCGAACGGCACAACGCCCTGGTTGATGCCCGTCATCAGGCAAAATATGTTTCCGCTATCTGGCAGAAATTAATTCCTGCCACCAGCACAGAATTATGATTTTCCCGGGTGCAGCCGGTTTTGATGGAGAAAATTATGAACACCTTGTTTTTACTGATGGCTGAATTCAATACCCCTAACATTGAACTCTCAGCAGTTAGCCAAAAGTACTTTGGCATGAGTCCAGCCACGGCAGAAGCAAAAGCAAACGCTTGTAAGTTGCCCGTTCCAACATATCGCATCGGCACATCACAAAAAGCAAAACGTTGCATCAATATTCAGGATCTTGCGGAATACATAGACAAAAGACGAGAAGAAGGACGTATCGAGTGGGAACAGGTCAGAACAAGCAAACAGAAGGGCAAAGAACATCACTAAAGAAAAAACCCGCCTAAAGGCGGGTTTTCAAAAAGCACCAGCTATGATCATGCTGCTTTGCGACGACGAAGCTTACCCTGCTGCTCTTTACCAGAGACAGTAGCGTGAGTGAACGCATTAGGAGCAGCCTTCATCAGAACTTCAACAGCAGCACCCATACCTGCGAATGCTTTCATTGTGTCGAACTTAAGCTGTGGCTTGGTTGCTTTTTGATCTTCCATAGAAAACTCCAGAAGCTATACCGAAACAATTCCTGTTGTTTACTCATCATCAATAGATGATACGCAATATTTATTTTTAAATTTAAGGTTCTTTGGCGTAACTTCATCAGATATATCAAAACCGTCCAGAATTCTATTGAATGTAGCTTCTGGCATATCATCATGAACAGAAATCTCACCCGATCGCTGCTTTCTAACCATGTTATCCACTCGCCAAATTATAGCTTCAGCGTAAACAACATAACTTGGATGCTTGATAAAGCGATGATCACCGGAATTCAAGACGCAAGACGGATCGTGGGGGACCCCATCCTTGATACTAGAAATATTAACAACTAAAACACAATAACAATCGTTAACGGGGTAATAAACAGGATCATTACAAATCACATGAAGATGATTGCATGGCCCAGTTGGGGCAAGCACAGTTCCTTTCCTGTATGGCTGATAATCCGTCAT